CCAGTACCAAGTTTGCCGTAGGTGTAGTACTTGAAGCAGTCCGGGCAGAAGTTGCCCCAACGGTTTGTGCCGTCTTTAACACGGGCATCGTAGAACACGTCTGTGAGGGTTGTACTGCAAGCATCACAGTGCGATGGGGCTGCACCAAGCCAATTCTTGAGCTGAGTCATAAGTTCTTTCGTATTACATGCAAGCACCGTTGCTCGCATGTAATTATTATACTGCAAATGGAATACTACTTCTCCAATTATTTCTCACTAGCTGCCTCAAGCACAGTTGCAATCTTTTCTAGGGCAGCTGCCACATCTGAGATTGAGTCCGCTATCCGTAAAAGAGGGGCTCCAATTGAGACGTCTAATTGTTGGTCTGTAGCTATTGCCTCACAAACCTGGGCAACGTAGCTTTGAATTTCTGAGTAGGTCATTTTTAGTTCCAGTAGTTTTGGTACTTTATTATAACGCACTTGGACTGCCGTCTACTCCAATTATTTCTCCTTAACCAGGTAACCATTGAGCATGCCTTGCATATTGTTGATACCTTCCAGGTACCTGTGCTGTGTGATAGCATCGTTGGGGAACTGCAGCTGTGACTGTGTTGGGCGATACTTCTCTAGATTGTACTTGAATGTAGGGGAACGCGCTAAGCCACTGAGAATCTTGGATATAAGGTTCTTTGCCTTCATGTCTACGCGCGTTGGGTCTTGTTGCATGCTAGCCGCTATGAACCCAGAAGTGATGAACTTTTGCTTGGTTGTTTTGACTGTGGCAATTGCCGAGGATTCGATGAGACGTTCTATGAAGTCTTCATAAGCATCTTCCCTAGCAAACGATAGGTTTACCAACTCTTGTGCATTTGTGATGTGGCTATTCTCTGTACGCATGGACTCAGGCAGCTGGTCTAGTTGTAGGTTCACCTCATACCATCGGCCTAGTGACTCACGCTTAGCTTTCTCATGGACTTCTGCTAAGAGCTGCATTTTGGTATAGTAGGGGAGCCGTTTGATGAATCCCGGTTGCCTTGTTGTTACCTCTATGTTCAAAAATCTTCGGGAACCGGTTTTGTCAATAAGATAGCTGGCATCGTTCATTGCCCCTACAAACACAAAACCTCGAGGTGCAACTGTAGGATGCTTGGCATACACAACACGGTAGGAATCTTGGGTTTCTGTGATGAGCTGTTTGATAACCCCTGCGGGTCCTTTGTGTGCATCAAAGAGCGCGCCCTCAGCAAGGTCGACTATGGCACTACGCCCAAACTCTGCTAGGATTGTTCTATTGCCGTCTGCATTGGCTGATGGGGCAGCTGTGAGTGCGTAGTAGAACCTGTGCCCTTCAAACGTGGCAAGGTCCTCAAAGAACGTGGTCTTGCCGATACCTTGCGCACCCACAATGATGAAGGCGTAGTCAACCTTGGTACCTGGGTTTATAAGACGTAGGCCCCAGCCAGTCATCATGATCCGCCCCCACTCATTTGCCCAGGCTGGGAGTGACGTTTCAAAGAACTCTGAGCCCCAGGTATTCAGACGCGCTACACCATCCCATGTAGTACTAAGAACCAAGTCACGTACCAAGTCCTTCTCCGATTTCTGTAAGGCTCTATTTAGGCCCCACTCAATGGCAGGGAGCCCATATTTGCTGTCTATGCTATTCTGCATGAACTCCACACAGTCCCCGGAGAACTTGCTCATATCCACGTTACCTATGCCGTCTGCAACAAGGCCTAGCCGCTTGTCCACGTAGGCTCTGTCCTTCAGGTACGCGCCCAAAATCTTAGCTGCATTGGTCTCATTCTTTTGGAACCGACTCTCGTCATCTAGCATAACACCTGCCATCATGAGCAGTTGTTTCCGCCCCATCTCCAAAGAGGCAAGTGCTATGGGTACGAGCTCATCTAGCTGGGCTTTAGGGTCTTCAACAATCCAGTCGTCTGTGCCCTTGCCTAAAGGTGGCTTGCATATAGTAAGCTTGACATGTAGGGGCTGGAGCAACAGTTGAAAGTTATGGGCTGCATGCTGGATTTGTGTATTAGTCTCAATGTCTCCATCAAAGATCACCACAACTTCCATGTTGGGTTTGAGGACCGCCACTAGCTCAGGCAATAACTTTGAAGCATGTGAGTAGCCCCTGCACCCACGGATACCTACACAAGGTAACCCAAAGTGCTTAGCAAAGGCAACTGCCTTCTTCTCACCTTCCTGGATATATAGAATATCATCAGAGAAGTCGGGCTGCTTAATGGGGAAGTATATACTGGTCTGGTTCTTTGGACCTCGGTACTTGTCTACTGCGGTGTCTGCCCGTTTAACCCACATCTGCGGAATGTGGTATGGAATGACATACTGCCCAACCCCAAACACATTCGCTATGGGGTACGCAGCCATGTCTTCGGGTACTAAACCACTTCGGGCTAGGTCCGCCTCCATGAAGGCTTGTGAGATAGGGTCTTTGCAACGGGGTGGGGCTGGCTCGTACAGGGCACTTTGGGCAAGGACAGCGCTTGACATGGGTTGGTTGGTCTCGCAGAATTGTGGGGGTTGGTCATTTCAGTGGAAAGAAAGGCCCTGGGATTTAAGGCCCCAGGGCTTTCTATCTGCTCACTAGGCGTCACCAACCACGACGATGCCTAATTGTAATAATTATAACGTGTTCGGAATGCCAGTGGCATATTTATTTTTCGCAGTGCGTTAGGCGGTGTTACCACATTTCAAAGAACATAGGGTTCGCCGAGAGCTTAGCACCAGTCTATTATTGCGTGATTGCATGATTGATATTATATTTATAAAACTTTATGAATTTGGCCACTGGTAACTACTCGGGCAAGTTGAACTGGAGCTTTAGGCGCATTGCCATCCGTTCCAATGCTTTTACTTTCTTAACTTTAGCTAACTCAGTTCTAAGGGCTTGCACTTTAGGGTCACTCAACCCTACATTATCTTGGTAGCGTCGAGCCTGGGCTTCCGTGTAGCATGTCCAGCAAACATTGGCGTGGAACCCACTTGCTTTAGCGTAGGGCTTTTTGGTTGGATCAAAGGGTTTCTCTTGATGGCAGGTTTTACATAGCTTCATAGCAACTCCATATAAAAATATATTATACAGCATTAGGTGCACTAGGTGACGTACCTTGGGTAAATAATTTTGGGCTTTGGGTACGGGTCTAGGTGGGTTCGTACTTTGGGTAGAATTCAAGTCGGCGAGATTTCCTCGTTTTGCATGATTGATTGATTGATATATATAATATAATAATAATAATAAACGCATACCATGGTATATTCATTATATAAAATCCGAAACTTTCGAAACGGCCTTTCGGACGCACAACGCAACGCAATCGACGCAATTCGGAGCAACGAGGGCAAGCCCTCCGCAGTAGGCCAAAATGCCTCCCCCACCACCCAAGGTTCATCGTTCGTCGGATTTCGGACCGAACACAATGGCCCACGAGGTGCCTACGATCGGCCACGATCGTCCGTGTCGCACCAAAACGATCAGGCCGATCGTTTGTGTTAGACCGAAAAAATAACGCGATCGTCAGGGAGTGAAGCCCAAAATTATTTCTCCCACATTGCAGTGCTGGGAGGATTCGTGTATTATAATTTTAGGATGAAACTTAGAGAACGAACTCGCCTTCATGAGATCTACGGGTACTTATACGAGCGCTGGAACTTCCCTGAAGATACAGGGCGTTGCTTCTATTGCGATGAAGCCCCGTACGGTCGGGACCACTGTCCGCCCCTCCATTATGCCGAGCTGTTGAGTAAGCACAAGCGTCGGAAGGACTACCCCTTCTATATGGTGCCTTGCTGTGTGGACTGTAATACTATGCTTGGGGCTAAACCCTTCTTTACGCTCTTTGAGCGGGCTTTGTACGTAGAGAAGAAGCTACTTGAGCAATTTGAAAAGAAGTATGCTATGTGGTCCCCAAAAGAGGTAGCATCAATGGGCAGGCATTTCCAAGTGTCATTGAAAGCCCGCCAAGCCCAGCAAAGTATTTTGCTTGACCGAATTCACTTTGCCCAGCTACGGGTTATCTCCCCAGTGTTCCCTGAGGAGTAGTGGTTAGAGCATCTCAGTGGTATGCCCCACCAAGCCTATGAGTAGCAGAATAATAATGCCAAGTGCAGTGTGTACGAACCCAAAGAAGTAGAAGCATGCTGAAAGCCCACCGACCAAAGTGCTAAGTGCTACAAGGCTAGTCCATTGCTCTTCTTGAGCGTGGGCCAAGCTTGCCGTACGTTCCCGTTCTTTACGATGGGCTTCGTAAGCTTGATGCAAAGCCCATTGTGCTTGGGGTCCTTGCTGTTTGGCTTTCTCCAACGCTTGGCCCCACTCTTCTATGGTTATGGCATCAAAGTCCAGAGTGCCCATCACATCACCCCCATCCGCAAGGCAGTATCGCCAAAGACTTGCCGAGACAAAGGCTTCGCCCCCAACCGGACCATGCGAAGGCAATGGGCGAAGTACATCGTACGAAGCGGTAGGTTCTTAATCATCTCGGACTCCTTAGTCTTCAAGCACGGACCAAGCTTCTTCAAGCTCAGAAGCAAAGTCATCATAGGCAAGGTCAGACCAAGCCTCCGTAAGGTCTTGGAGTGTAGCACCTGCTTCAAACTGCGCAGGGTCAGCTAAGACCTCCGCAATGTCTAGAGCACGTGTCATAACACAGAACTCTCCAACATTCAAGCCCAGAGCTTCTAGGGCCTTGCATGCCAAGTCATACTGGGCTTGCTTAATAAGTTTCTTAGCCATAAGTTCTTTCATGTTAGCCTTCGGAATGAAGGGCAGAGAGTCCTCTTGCGAAGACTCTCCACTCTTTACTCTTCGGTCATTTCTTCGTCCATCACTTCTTCTTGTGCTTTAGGCAGGTCAATCTTACCTGCACGAACTTGAGATTGATACCATGCTACACAAGCGTATGTCGTCTTGCGGAGTGGATTGTCTTCAAGAACCTTTGTCACAATCTCTTTGTTAGACAAAACTCCATCAGCAAGAAGCTGTAGAATCTGCTGGCCTACACCAGTCTTGACTGTCTTCACAATCTTCATAGGCTTCTTGACTGGCATATAAAGCTCATCAACTTGAGGAGCTTCTTGAATTGCTTCAGGAGCTTCAGGAGCTTCAGGAGCTTCAGGAGCTTCAGGAGCTTCAGGAGCTTCCTCAAGAGCTTCAGGCATTGACTCAACTGGAGCCATTGTGGTTGATTCAAGAGCTTGCTTAGCAAGTTGAGCTTTGGATAATTTCTTAGTCATACAATTTCTTTCTTTAAGATCAGCAGGAACAATTTCTTGCTGATGTAGTTATTATGCGCTCATTTTCCTGTTTGTACACACAAATAAACTAATTGGTAACTGGTAGTTGATTAGTAAAATCTATCAGGTATTTCGAACATACATGAATCGCGATGCACGTGGTGCGCGCGCACGAATATCATGAATTTCATCAAAAGTAAAGCACTATTACAAACTGTTACATCTTTAATAAATGGATTGTAGATTGTATATTGTCGACAATCTGCAATTGGATCGTAGATCGTAGATCGTCGACACTCACACTCATGCGTATGCGGTATGACTGGGCAGGCTAGATCGTTACCCAAGGTTCATAGCTCATACTGACTGGTAACTATGTGACTGGCTGGTATAATTACTACCCATCGTTCTTTGGGCATACTACTTAGTATCTTTGGGACTGGTTAGTACGGAGTCTGACTCGTTGGTCTCTATGTATACTCGTTAGTAACAGTCAACTACTACATAGATCATTGTCTATATAGGTATGAGTCTATATAGATGGGTGGGAGTATAGATTCATGGTAATATAGGCCCGGGACGATGTACCCCGGGTGCACTCGATAAAAACTGGAAGGTGCTTTTGCTAATGCGCGTCTACAGCCCCGGGAAAAAGACAATTTCAAATTACCAATGTTTTATGAAACCGCATTTTGCCCAAAAATTTCCCGGGAAATTTTCAAATTTCAAAGTTACCAGTTTTTGCGCGTGTCCTAGCTGCGGCTAGCCTAGAGTACTCCCGTCCAGACGCAGTCTTCCTCCACGCACGTTGCTCTTCGAGGACACATACCCAGCACACCTTCCCGTGGAACCCGCGCTCCTTTGCGGTCCGCCCTTCAAGAAGCTCTTTATCAGCCCCACAGCTCTTACAAATCATAGTAAATCCTAAAGTATTGAAACAATTATATTATGACGCGAATTATAGCCTAAAATGTCAAAGGATCCCAAATTATTTATCCTACATGTATGAGCCTTATTCCGCAGCCCAACATACAAAATATTCGGACGACACCCCTCACGCAGGCTGTCGGACCCAACGTTGCTATCCGTCAGCTCCGTGAAGTGTTCCGTGATGCCTTCGACCAACTTGGTGGGGCTAACTGGCTTGTGGAGTTTGTGCAAGAAGATCCGGCCAATGCCCGTGTCTTCGTCTCTGCTATCTCTAAGCTGCTCCCCGCCGCAGTGCAAACAGTGAAGCTGCAGGGTGATGCTGAGAACCCGTTGGTCATGGTAGCAGGCTCCCTCAAGAATCTCTCCGACGCAGAGCTCTCCCAGCTTAGCGCCATGGTATCTAAGACAACCGCAGATGTGACTACTATCGAGCCAAACTAATGCTCTCGCCCTTCGTCATCGAGGACTTGATAAAAGCTGAGCAGTCTAAGCGCAAGGCAGAGGCGTCTTTCTATGAGTTCGTCAAGCAGGCGTGGCACGTTGTAGAACCCGGGGTACCGTTCGTCCCCTCTTGGCATATTGAGGTGATTTGTGAGCACCTCGAGGCGGTTACCCGAGGTGACATCACCCGACTTCTCATAAACATTCCACCCCGCCATTCAAAGTCTTTGATTGTATCCGTCCTATGGTGCGCGTGGGAGTGGATCCTAGACCCACAGCAGAAGTTCCTATGCGCGAGTTACTCCGGGGCACTGTCTACACGGGATAACTTGAAAGCACGACGTCTCATACAGTCCCCATGGTACCAAGAGCGTTGGGGCGAGGTGTTCAAGTTCGCAGGGGATCAGAACGCAAAGCAACGGTTTGAGAACGACAAGACAGGTTATCGGATCGCAACCTCCGTAGGTGGTACAGCAACTGGTGAAGGTGGCTCTCGTCTCATCCTTGATGACCCCCACGGTGCCCAAGATGCACAGTCCGACTCACTCCGTGAGACCGCGCTTGACTGGTTTGACGGCGTCTGGTCTACCCGACTGAACAATCCTAAGAAGGACGCCATGGTCGTGGTCATGCAGCGCCTCCATGAGAAGGACATTTCTGGGCATGTCCTCGAAGATCTTAAAGGTTGGGAGCATATCTGTGTCCCCGCGGAGTGGGATGGCCTCCCAAGGTACACATCTTTGGGCCGTTATGACCCACGGACCAAAGAAGGTCAGCTAATTTGCCCTGAACGGTTCGGACCTAGGGAAATTGCCTCATTAAAGCAGCTTTTGGGCCAGTATGGGGCTAGCGGTCAGCTGCAACAGGACCCTTCCCCAACAGGCGGGGGTATCCTCAAGACCCAATTCTTCAAGAAGTGGCCCCATGACAAGGTCCTCCCCCACTTTGAGTATATCCTACAGTCATACGACACCGCGTTTACAGAGAAGACCACAGGGGATCCGACTGGTTTTATAGCTTTGGGCATCTTTACCCACGAGAGTGCCAAGCAGGTCATGCTTTTGGACGCCTGGTGTGAGCATTTGTCCTACCCGGACCTCCGTACTAAGGTGATCGCAGAGTGGGCAACGACCTATGGCGCGGCGCCTAAAGGGACCTATGCAGGTATGCCCGTGCGGCCCCGTCGTCCAGACCGCCTCTTAGTAGAAGCTAAGGCCTCCGGACAGTCCCTCCTCCAAGACTTGCGCCTTGCTAAGGTCCCCGCGATCGGCTATAACCCAGGGAACGCAGACAAAGTGTCTCGGGCGCACCAGGCAGCGCCTATGTTGGAGACAGGGATAATCTGGATTCCTGAGAGCAAGAAGACCCCTGGTGAGTACATCTCTTGGGCGCAAGGGTTCGTAACCCAATTAACTAAGTTCCCCGTGGGGCAGCACGACGAGTACGTGGATACTTTTACGCAAGGCATAATTTTTCTTAAAAATGACGGTCTAATTGGTTTACCTGTTGCTAAAGAGCGCGATGAGGAAGAGCGTGCTCCCCGTAAGAAGAACGAAAGGGTGAATCCGTATGCCATCTAGACCAATGGAACATAAAGGCCCGTCTCCAGCTCTGACGCAACTCCGTAACTCAGCCAAGTGGTCAACAATTAGCAGAGCATCTCCCAGAGTACTTCTCCACTGAAGACTTGATAGAGGCGGCCAAGAAAACGCAAGTACCACCTGAAGGCTTTGCCAAAGGCGGCATAGTCAAGCCCAAGTTAGTTAACCCACGAGCTAAACAGAATGCGAGTTGCACATGTCAATAGGGTTCAGAAGGTTCTAATGGTCTAAAAAGTGTTTACTTTTTCGTAATACGTGCTATAATAGTGCATAACGTAACAAACCGAGCTGTACTAGCTCAGTATCATGAACGCAAAACTATTTATAGCATGTATGGCACTTGGGTATGACTACCTACTGTGCTTTAATATGTTAGGCGTTTTTTTACTGGCAGTTTTTATAGCTGTGCTTATACCACAAGGAGTTCGTTATGGCAAGTATTTGGGATGTAGTTACCGGCAAGGTAGCTCGCAAAGACGTTTCCGCAACAGCTGCAACGGAAGCTAAACAAGCAGCTTCTGACGCCCGTCTCAAACGAGAAGCAGAAGCAGAGTCAAAGCGCAAAGATGATATTAAAGCGGCAGCCAAATGTGATATTACGCCCACAAATCCAAGTGGCATTTGCTTCAAGAAAGGCGGTTTAGTTAAATCTTCCACCAAGGGCTTCAAATGGTAACGGAAGACAACGCCAATGAAGGCGAAACCCTTGCCATGGACACAGAAGAGCTGGACGTTGAAGAGCATGAGGATGGTTCCGCAACACTCAAGCTTGACGACGAAGATGAGAAACGTGAGCAAAGCGAAACCCAGTTACACTTTGCTAACATTGTTGAAGATGTTGATCCAAAGAAGCTATCTGAGGCTGTCTCTGATCTAATTGATAAGCTAGATAAAGACAAAGAAGCCCGCGAAAAGCGGGATAAGCTCTACGAAGAGGGCCTACGGCGTACGGGGTTAGGCGATGATGCACCTGGTGGTGCCCAGTTCACAGGTGCAACTCGTGTTGTCCACCCAATGCTCATTGAAGCTTGTGTGGACTTCTCTGCACGGGTTATGAAGGAGCTTTTCCCCGCTACAGGCCCTGTCAAATCCAAAATACTGGGCCAGGTCAAGAAAGATAAGCTTGCAAAAGCCCGGCGCAAGACTGACTACTTAAATTGGCAAGCTACGGAGCAGATGCAGGAGTTCCGTGGTGAGCTAGAGCAGCTGACCACGCAAGTGCCTTTGGGCGGTGGGCAGTACCTCAAAGTTAGGTATAACAAGCAGCGTCGTCGCCCAGTTGTGGAATTTGTCCCCATCGACGACATCTTGCTACCCTTTGCGGCTACGAATTTCTACACAGCGGACCGTAAGGCACAAGTTCAGTACATAACGGCCATGGAGTACCAGAGGCGCGTAAAGTCTGGTATGTACATTGATGCCGATTTGGGCACAGCTGAAGATCCTGAGTACAGTAAAGCTAGCAAGGCTAACGACAAGATTGAGGGCCGTACAGAGTCTTCCTATAATGAGGATGGGCTCCGTACTGTCTTTGAGATCTACACGTACCTGGATATTGAGGATGACGAGGTAGCACCTTATATCTTGACTGTGGATAAGTCTACAGAGAAAGCGCTTAGCCTCTACCGTAACTGGGATAAAGAAGATACTACTTGTGAGGCACTTGACTGGATTGTTGAGTTCCCGTTTGTACCGTGGCGTGGTGCGTATCCTATTGGTCTGACCCACATGATTGGTGGGCTTTCTGGTGCAGCAACTGGTGCCCTTCGTGCTTTGTTAGACAGTGCGCATATCCAGAACATGCCCAGCATGTTGAAGCTGAAAGGTGGGCCGTCTGGGCAAACTATCAATATCCTGCCCACTGAAGTGGTTGAGATGGAGGGTGGTGCTCTAATTGATGACATCCGGAAGCTGGCAATGCCAATCCCGTTTAATCCCCCATCTAATACGCTGTTCCAGCTGCTTGGCTTTGTAGTGGATGCAGGCAAGGGCGTGGTCCAGACTAGCTTTGAAAAGCTGAGTGACCAAAACCCAAATATGCCGGTGGGTACTACCCTTGCACTTATTGAGCAAGGTCTGACGGTCTTCAGCAGTATCCATGCACGGATGCATAATAGCATGGCCCGTGTGCTTCGGATCATCCAGCGGATCAATGCTTCATATCTAACTGAGGAAGATATTGAAGCCCAAGGTTCTGGGCTCGAAGTATCTCCGGAAGACTTTGACGATCCAATGGACGTGATCCCAGTATCGGATCCTCAAGTCTTCAGTGAAACTCAACGGTTTGCGCAAGTCCAGACTGTTATGCAGCGGGCAGCTGCTGCTCCACAGATGTACGACGTCCGCAAAGTGGAGGAGCTATTCCTTCATTCTATGAAGTTACCTGAGGATCTACTTCAGCCGGCGCCGGGTAAAGAGGACATGGATCCGGTATCGGAGAACGTGGCTGCTGCTATGGGGCGCCCCGTGTACGTGTTGCCCGGTCAAGATCACATGGCGCATCTACAGCTTCACATGGCCTTTTTGAAGTCTCCAATGTTTGGGCAGAATCCTGCTATTGTTAAGACGTACTTGTTCCCAATGGCCGCCCATTTACGGGACCACTTGCTCAACTACTACCTAGCGGAATCGCATGAGGCTGTAGATCAAGCTCAAACTCAAAAGCTAATCCCCGAAGAAGCCCAAGCCCAAGCGCAGGTTATTCTTCAAGTCCAGCAGGCAATTGAACAGTCGCTACAAGGCTTTGAGCAAATGCTGGGTCAGATTGACCAAGAAGCTCAGAAGTACAAACCGCAGCCGCCTGTGCCGCCTGATAGCAGCATGCAGGTTGCCCAGCTTAATGCGCAGCTTCAAGGCCAAGCCCTACAGCAGAAAGCCCAAGCGACAGCTGCCAAAGCCCAAACTGAGCAACAGCGTCTTCAGATGCAAGGACAAACTGAGGCCCAGAAACTACAGGCACAAGCAGCTGAAGCTGAGAAGCAACGCCAAGCTACGTACCTGCGCGAACAAATGCGACTAGATGCAGAACAGCGGCGTCAGCAAGAAGAACTACGTGTTCGTTACCAAATGAATACTGATGATAACTCTACTGCAATGACAATTTCTCAAGGTGAGATACTTACCGGTAAGCACTCACCTCTTTCGACAGGCACCGGTATTAACCCCAACCCGTAAGGAGCAACTATGGCAACAGAAATACAATTATTTAAGTTTTCCAACGTTCCTACGGGCCCGTCAATCCGGGGTATTATCAACACATCTGGGCAGGCGGAGATCCAGCTGGGCGGCATTCCTGCCAATAATGGTGTCCCTGCAGTGGCTCCAGGCATTGTAGTGACCGGAAATGTCAATCCTGTCACCGGGGGGACTAGTATTAGTGTTCTTCCGTATGCCCAACTTAACAACTATTACGCTGGCACAAAGATGACTTTCACGCCCGGTGCGGGTGGTGGGGCATCTGTTGCAAACAGCGGGATCATCACTACGCCCGGAGGCACTGACATTGTTATCGGTGTAGCGGGAAAGGTATTTTACGAAAGCGCCACAGCCAATATCACTGGTGCTGGTCATACGGTGGGCGCAATTGGGTGGTCTGTCATCAATGCAACTGGACGTACGACACAACTTGCCATTGGCTCAGAAGGTAAGCTAGATGTGATCGCTGGTACGGTCACAACGGGTGTACTCAACGAGTCCCAGCTTGCCTCCAATGCCGGAACCATCAACACTTTGATCGGGCAACGCTCTGCTGTTGTCACCAACACAGGTACGATAGGCTACTATGTCGGTCATTACTTCCCAGACCACTCTGCAATTTCAGGTATCACCACCAAGCGGTGCTACCAATCGGATGATACCAATGCGCCTATGGTGGTCAAGTCCGTCATTGTTTCGCAGTCTGTGTTTGCAGTGGCACCGACAACCGGGCAGACGATCACCATCCCTGACAACTACGGCGACTATCTTGTGATGCCAGCGGGAACACTTGCAACCCTGACTATCAACTTCCCAGCAGTACCGATTGACGGGCAAGAGATCACGATCAAGACAAGCCAAGCACTGACGGCACTGACCCTCAGTGGGAACGGCAAGACCATGTTCGACGGTGTGACAACGATGGCGGTTAACGCCTTCGTCACTTACAAGTATTACGCAGGCTCAACCCTGTGGTATCGCAAGGGTTAAAACCTAATCCACGTCTGCACAAGTATTAAAATTACAGCTTAAATGTGACAGTAAAGATTCTTCAATTTCTCAACCCGTAAGGAGCAACTATGGTAACTTCCACATATCCCGCAGGCCCAATCCCCCAGCATAAAGAATTGGCAACTGGGAAACCAGTTAATCAACCAGTGCCTACAACGCCTAAAACTCCAGCATAATGGATATCCAGACACAGCTGCTGAATGCCCTTAAAGCAGAGCAGCAGTCTTACGCCCTAATCTCATTAAGGCAACCTAACCAACGAGACCTGTTTGAATATGGGTATCGATCTGGCGTAGTTGGCGGCCTTGAAAAAGCCGTTGACATTTTACTTAACCTTGTAGCTAAAGAGGAAAAACATGGCTCAGAACTCTGAGCACGCATTGGCATTGGCTTTTCCAGCAGTAGATGCTGGTATTCAGCCCTTTGGATCGCGCGTGCTGGTACAAATTCGAAACCCCCGTGAGGTCACACAGTCAGGTATTATCTTGACACGTGATACTAAAGACACTGACAAGTGGAATACGACTACTGCTAAGGTAATCTCCGTAGGCCCCTTGGCGTTCAAAAACAGGAACACAATGGCTGCATGGCCTGAAGGTGACTGGTGCGCCCCTGGTGAATATGTCCGTGTCCCCAAGTACGGTGGTGACCGCTGGGAAGTAGCGAAGTCTGACTCTGAAGTCGGGCTGTTTGTAATCTTGAACGATCTAGACATCATTGGCCGTGTTACCGGTGATCCTCTGGCAATTCGTGCATTCATCTGAAGGAGATGACCATGGCAACTAAAGACACATTGACGGGTGCAGGCGAAGACGAAGACATCAAAATCGTGCTTGAAGCCCCGCCTGAGCAAAAGCTGGTAGACGAAAAAACAACGTCGGATGCTGCTACAGACAGCGACGACAATACTGATTCTGACGAACCAGATACAGCTGATGCGCGTATATCCAATACAGATACGGACCCAGAGCGCGAAGCTATTAGGGAACGTAGGCGCTTAGAGAAGCTTGAACGCAAGGAACGCCGTGATAAGGCTATTACTCGTGACAAGATCGAGCTAGACTTCCTGCGTAACCGCAATGATGAGCTTGAGCGTCGGATGTCGTTGCAAGAGCAGCGTAGCCAGCAGTCTGAGCTCAGCCAAGTTGATGCAGCTATCCAGAAGGCTCTCAAAGATGCTGAGATGGCTGAAACTATCATTGCCAAGGCTGTATCTAGTGGCAATGGCGACGATGTTGCCAAGGCGCTACGGTATCGGGATGAGGCAATGGCTAAAGCCCAGCAGCTTAACCAATACAAGCAGCAACAGCAGCAAAGTAAGCCCGCTCCGGAGCAAAAAGCACCACAAGTTGACCCCACGGTGGTCGAGCATGCTAAAGACTTCATGGAAGACCATCCGTGGTATGACGTGAATGGGCGTACAGAAGAGTCCGCTATTGTGCTGGCAATCGATCAGTCTTTGGCTAAAGAGGGCTTTGACCCTAAGAGCGATGATTACTGGGATGAGCTACGTAAACGTGTAGCCCGTCGGTTACCCGACAAGGTTAAGGTGGCAAGTCCTAAGCGTGACCCTAAGGGCGGACCTAATATTGGTTCAAGCAAAGAGCATGCGCCAGTTAGCACCCGTAAAGAGATTTACCTAAGCCCTGAGCGCAAGCAAGCTTTAGTTGATGCGGGTGTATGGGACGATCCCGTTCTTCGTATGAAGTATGCCAAGCGGTATGCTGAGTACGATCGCGTCAACCGCGCCTAAGTTGAAACAATTTTTTATTCACAAAAATTTAGGCTTATAATGAGCCTAACCGCTGTAAGGAGCGATAAATGTCAGACGAACGTGTAAAGAAAGCCGCTGGAGACGACCGGGACAACCGTGCGATGCAAGATCGCAAAGTGGTTGAAGACCGTGTATTGTCCGATGATGAGCGGGTTGAAATGTTCCGTCAAAGTTTTTTCCAGTCCGCACTACCGGATTTGCCTAAACTACCCGGCTGGCACATGTGCTGGCTGACCACGAGTAACCCTCGGGACTCTATCCAAGGACGTACGCGTCTTGGTTATGAGCCCGTGAAGCCAGAAGACGTTCCTGGCTGGGAGTATGCGACAGTGAAGACTGGCGACTACGTAGGGATGCTCGGGGTCAATGAAATGTTGGCTTTCAAACTGCCAATGAAGTTGTATGAACTCTACATGAAGGAGGCTCATCATGATGCCCCACTCCGTGAAGAGGAGAAGTTGACTGAGACAGCCAATTTCATGCAACAACAAGCGCGTGGAGAAAAGTCAGAAGTCATCGTGGGTGAAGGTAACCGAGAGTTGGGCAAAAACAGGAACGCTCAGTTTGAGCTGACCTGACGTGATTTTTCATCCAACCCATTAGGAGTAAGCTATGTCTTCTACTAGCGCACCTTTTGGCTTTCGTCCGAGTTTCCACAATAGTGGTCAAATGCGTCCGAAGGCCTATACGATCGCGACTGGCACAGCTGTCAACATCTTTGCCGGTGACCCGGTAAAGCTCGTCGACGCTGGCGTCATTCAACTTGGCACGTCTGACGGTTCCCGTACCGGCACTGTTGACGGCATCTCTTTGCTTGGCATCTTCGTAGGTGTTGAGTACCGCGACTCACTGGGTAAACCATGTGTCAGCAATTTCTGGCCTACAGGCACTGCAGCAACTGAAATCGTTGCCTACGTGTATGATGACCCAGAAACGCTGTTCGATGTGGAATACCCGAACCCTTCTGCTGGCACCACTGTGCAAACAGCGGTTGGCGAGGAATGTGATTGGACTGCCACCGCTCCAGGCGGCTCGACCAGCACAGGTCTCTCTGCTACGTTCCTCACCGTGATCCAAGCGACTGCTGGTCAATTCCAGATCACGGGTTTCCATTCATTCCCCAACGACAGCCTGACCGATGCCTACGTGACCGCCACCGTGCGAATCAACGAGCATCAGTACAAAGCAGCCGTTAACAGCATCTAAGGAGGGATGAATCATGTCAACCCCAATGCGTAGTACGGACTTTCGGTCCGTAGTTGAGCCCATCCTCAACGAAGTGTTTGACGGTGTCTACGATCAGCGTGCTGATGAGTGGAAAGGCGTTTTCCGTGAGCAAAAAGGTATTCCTCGGAACTACCACGAAGAACCTGTCCTGTACGGTTTCGGCGCGGCTCCCGAGCTGCCCGATGGCATGGCAGTCACCTACCAGTCTGGTGGCGTGCTGTTCCTGCAGCGCTACCTGTACAAGGTGTATGGCTTGGCCTTTGCTCTGACCAAAGTGCTGGTTGAAGACGGTGACCACATCCGTGTCGGTCAAACCTACTCCAAGCACTTGGCTCAGTCGCTGATCGAGACCAAAGAAACCCTGTGCGCCAACATCCTGAACCGTGCCTTCAACAGCGCGTACCTCGGTGGTGATGGTGTGTCGTTGGTTTCTGCCAGCCACCCGATTGTCAGTGGCACCTTCAGCAATCAGCTGACTTCGGCTGCTGCGCTGTCGCAAACCTCCTTGGAGCAAATGCTCATCCAGATCCGCAACGCTGTTGACAACAACGGTAAGCGTATCCGCTTGA